CAGTTTTATCAAACGACGAGAAGATGTTGGAGATTCGGACAAAAGAATGAAGTTATCTGCAACCTAATTGCAAGCAATCGAGAATCTATCATCTTACATAATATGATACGTAAAGAGAGACAATCTATCGAAATGTACGACGGTATTATTCGAGAGATGTCGGAGTTTCAGACAGGTAAGAAAGTAATACAATTAAAAACTAAAAAAATGGAGATTCCAAAATGGTTGTGAAACATCAAAAAATAACTGAACGCTATGCCTTATATAATGAAGATTGTTGCAAGGTATTAAAAGATATACCAAAAGATAGTATTGGGTTTTCAATTTTTTCTCCCCCATTTTCTAATCTGTATTCGTATTCAGATGATATAGCAGATATGGGAAATTCAAAAACACACAAGGAGTTTTTTCAACATTTCCAGTTCTTAATAAAAGAATTAAATAGAGTAATGATGCCGGGTAGAATTATAGCTGTTCATTGTATGGACTTACCTATATTCAAAAGCACCTCCAATTTTATAGGGTTATATGATTTTTCCGGTGATATAATAAGAGCGTTTCAAAAAGAATCTTTTATTTTTCACTCACGTCACTGTATTTGGAAAGATCCTCTAATTGCAGCCGTAAGAACACATGCTATCGGATTAGCTCATAAGCAAATAGTAAAAGACTCAAGTTTGTGTAGAATGGGACTACCTGATTATGTTATAGCTTTTAGAAAGAGAGGAGAAAATCCTAAGTTTATAGAAAATAAAAAAGGTCTGATAGAATATTATGGTAGTAGAAATGTTCCAAGAGAACTTGACGTCTTTCTTAGACATAAAGAACAAGGCTCAAATAAACGATCCCATTGGATATGGCAACAATATGCATCTCCTGTATGGTTTGATATAAGGCAAACAAGAGTACTAAATTTTAGAAAGGGCAAGACAGAAAAAGATGAAAAGCATATATGTCCTCTACAACTCGACACCATCGAAAGATGTATGACTTTATGGAGCAGTACAGATGATGTAGTGCTATCACCTTTTATGGGCATAGGCTCAGAAGTTTATGTGGCTATAAAAAATAATAGAAAAGCCATAGGTATTGAATTAAAACACTCTTATTATAAACAAGCTATACGTAACTTAGCACAAATTGCACAGCAAAAATCAAGGAAGGAATTATATAAATAATGGAACTATATAAAAAACATAGACCAAAAAAGCTAAAAGATATTTATGGTCAACCGACAACGGTAACCAAACTCAATAATATATTTGAGCATGATAATATTCCACATGCTATGCTATTCACCGGGCCTTCGGGGTGCGGTAAAACTACACTGGCCAGAATTGTACGTCGTAAATTGAAATGCTCTAAATATGATTTCCACGAAGATGCCCCTCGTAAAATTGATGATATAAGACTTATTGGTAACCGAATGCGGCAGGCTCCCATGAAAGGCTCGTGCCTTGTCTGGTTAATTGATGAAGCCCACAAATTGACCTCAGATGCCCAAGACGAGTTTCTAAAAATGCTTGAAGATACTCCGCGTCATGTGTATTTTCTACTGACTACTACCGATCCACAAAAACTAAAAACCACCGTAAAAAATCGTTGTACAGAATTTACAGTAAGACCATTAAAAGAAACTCACATACAAGCATTACTTCAGATTGTTTGTAAAGAAGAAGAGGTAAAAGTAACACAAGATGTAATTTGTAAAATTATTGATAACAGTAATGGCTCGGCCCGGCAAGCATTAGTATTACTAAACGCAATAATTAATTTAGAATCCGAAGCTGAAATGCTTGAAGCCATTCTTGCTGTTACTGCCGAGACTCAAGCATTCGCAATCGTACAGGCTCTACTATATAAACCGAAAACGTCATGGAAAGAAATGGCCAGAATTCTAAAGGCCACAGAAGGTGAAGAGCCCGAGCAAATACGCTGGTTGGTATTATCCTGCTGCAAGACTGAATTACTAAAAGCAGGGCATTTATCAGGGCGTGCCTTTTTAATTATCGATGCTTTTAGAGATAATTTTTATGATTCTAAATTAGCGGGTTTGGCCGCTGCCTGTTACGAGGTAATTGAAGGAATAAAATAGTTTTACTGAATCGCCGAGAAATCTATATAATATAGTAAAAGGAGTATAATTTATGAAAGAAGAACGAATGAATAAAAGAAAAACAAAATTGTTAGCGTCGCAGGGCTTATTAGAGCCGGACTTAGTATTTGATATTGATAAGAATTGCTTGGACGAAGAATGGATTAATCAGCCCAAGCGATTCTTTAATATGTCATTACAGCTTGAGGATGCACGAGATGAGCTGCGAACAGCTAAAGCTGAGATTAAGCTGATTGAAGCAGAAGTAGGATTAGACATCAGAGAAAATCCAGAGAAGTACGATTTAACTAAACTGACTGAAAATCTAATTAACAGCAAAGTCATAAACTCAGCTCCATACCAAGACTCTCAAACCGACATAAACAATCTGGAATATAAAATTGGCGTTCTGCAAGCTGCCGTCACTTCTCTTGATCAGCGTAAAAGAGCTTTGGAAAAGTTAGTAGATTTACACGGTCAGAAATACTTCGCAACGCCAAGAGCATCAGAGCAGTCAAAAGAAGCAGTCAGTGATATCGAAAAACAAGCAGCCCGCGTCAAGAGTAAAGTTAGGCGGAAAAAGGAGAAATCATAGTGAGCATTACAGACTGGGCATTACTTTCGATTTCAGCAATTATTGTATTGCCAATACTCATCTATCTTTGTATTAAGTTAGGTGTGGTTGGTTATTATAGCGGAAGAAGATCAAGTAAAAAATTTAATAAGGAGTAAGTAAAAATGTCAAAGCATAAGAAGAACAAGGAAAAGAAATCAAGAAGTACAAGAGACGCAGCTCGCCGTAGAGCAGAGACGCACAAAGGTGATTTTACACCGACGGCGTTTAAGCTCCCCGAGAATGTCCAGCAGTTTAGTCTGAGCGATGAAAAGACCAGACGGATTGACATTATCCCATACGAAGTCGGTGAGGGTAATCCCTATGCTGATGCCGGGGCACTGCATTATGAACGAACCTACTGGCGACATCGTGATATTGGTACAGACGGTAATAACTACGTATGTAACAAAAAGACCAGCGGCGGGAAATGCCCAATTTGTGACTTCCGTGCCAAGCTCGCCAAAGACCCCGACGCCGATGAAGATTTAATCAAGAGCCTCGCACCGAAAGAACGTCAACTGTTCAACGTAATTGACACCAAAGATCGAAAGAAAGGCGTGCAGGTCTGGGAAATCAGCTTCCACCTATTTGGCAAGCGGCTCGATGCTGAGATCAACAATCAGGATGACGACGATGATTACGAAGGCTTTTCTGAGTTAGAGGGTGGCAAAACTCTAAAAATCGCAGCCGAGGAAAAGAGTCTTGGCCGCAGCAACTTCTATGAAGTGACAAGTATAAACTTCAAAGACCGTACAGAAGACTATGATGAGGATATTTTAGAGAAAACAACTTGCCTTGATGATATTCTTATCGTTATGGAATACGATGAGCTGAAGGCTATCCTGCTCGAAACGGCTTCGGATGAAGATAATGACGCCGATGAAAAGCCTAAGAGCAAAAAGAAAAAAGACGAGGGCAAGAAAAAGAAAGACGATGATGACGATGACGATAATAAGTCCAAATTCAAAAAAGGCGATTCCGTAACATTCGAAGACGAAGATGGCGATGATAGTTCTGGCGTAATCAAAAAGATAAAAGGTGACACAGCCATAATCGAAAACGAAGACGGCGATAAGGTGACTATCGACCTTGATGATTTGACCTTATTTGAAGATGAGACCGCTAATGACGGTGCTGCTGATGCTGCTGAAAGTGAAGAAAGTGATGATATCCCTTTTGAAAAAGGCGATGAAGTCTTATCCGAAATTGACGGCGAAGAGTATGCTGGTGTGATCAAAAAGATAAAAGGTGATACAGCTACAGTTCTGTTTGAGGATGGTGATGAGCTGGAAATCGACCTTGATGATTTGACTCGGCCTGACCCTGACGCCAGTGAAGATGAGCCCGAAGAAAAGCCCAAAGATAAAAAGAATAAGAAAGGCAAATGCCCTCACGGTCACAAGTTTGGAAAAGATACCGATAGCTTCGAAGAAGATTGCGAAGATTGCGATGTCTGGGATGAATGTGACGATGCTTAAATAGCCGCACCCAATGTTGGAGCAGGTCTCCTCACGTATAACCACTTTAGCCTGCTCCAACATCCTTTTTTGAAAGCTATTATGAAAACCGAAGATATAAAAAAAGCTCTGCGAAAGAAAACAAAACAAAGGAAACTCACCAGCAAGGATTTTCTATCTACCGGCAGTACA